GGGGCCATCCAAGAGTACAACCGCGTCCTGGCAGAACTAAGCCAGAACAAGACAAAGGAAGCCGACCATGCCGCTGACCAAAGCACCCCGCAAGAAAGCGCCTAAAGCCGTAGAACTTGTCAAGCGTAAGGTAGGCCGCCCAACTGTCTACAAAGACGACTTCCCCGACATGATGATTGCATACTTCAGTCAATCACCCACAAGGGAAGTGACCACCTACGACAAGAACGGTAACGAACACACCCAGACGCTGCCTGGTGTATTCCCAACCCTTGCACGATTCGCAACCAATATTGGGGTAACTAAAGATACCTTGCATGATTGGGCAACAGCGAAAGACATTCAAACGGGACAACTAAAACATCCTGAATTTTCATGCGCCTATAAAAAGGCTAAGGATTTACAGGAAGCAAACTTAATCGAAGGCACCATTGGGAATGCCTACAACAGCACGTTTGCGATATTCACAGCTAAGAATGTATTGGGTTGGCGCGACAAGATAGAACAAGAAATCACCGGTAAGGATGGCGCCCCGCTTTCGGGAATACAGGTTATGTTTGTGAATGCAGATGGAACTGGCCGCGACACCGAACATTGACCAGGCGATAGCCAAAGCCCAATTCCCAGCCAAACTGGAAGGGCTATTCCGGAAAAGCCGGTACAAGGTTTTGTATGGGGGGCGGGGCGGTGCCAAGTCCTGGGGGATTGCCCGCGCATTATTGATTCTGGGCGCTAAAAAGCCCATGCGGATTCTGTGTGCGCGTGAGTACCAGACAAGCATTAAGGATTCAGTCCATAAGCTACTGTGCGACCAGATTGAAGCGTTGGGCTTACTTGGGTTCTACGAAATCACTCAGGCAAGCATACGGGGCGTCAACGGCACAGAATTTGCCTTTATTGGCCTGAAAAACAATCCAGCCAATATCAAGTCATTTGAAGGCGTGGACATTTGCTGGGTTGAGGAAGCGCAATCTGTCAGCCGATTTTCGTGGAATATCTTAATTCCGACCATCCGTAAGCAAGCGTCCGAGATATGGGTAAGTTTTAACCCTGAACTGGAAACCGATGAAACATACCAACGGTTTGTGATCCGGCCGCCGCGGGATTGCATCAGCATCAAGATTAACTTCTACGATAATCCATGGTTTCCAGAAACGCTCAAGTTGGAGATGGAAGCGCTCAAAGCGCGTGATCCCCAGGCGTACAAGCAAGTCTGGGAAGGATTGTGTCGCCAGACCATCGACGGGGCTATATTTGCCAACGAAATGCAACGGGCCGAGGCCGAGGAACGCCTAACCAAAGTGCCATATGACGCAACCAAGCCCGTCCACGCGATTTGCGACTTGGGCTGGGCCGACGCTACCGCTTGGTGGTTTGTGCAGTTTGTGGGCATGGAAACAAGGCTTATCCGTTACTTTGAGGATAGCCAGCGCACAATGACAAGTTACTTGGCACAGCTGCAAACTTACGGTTATGTATACGATACGATATGGCTGCCGCACGATGCCCAGAACAAAACGCTTGCAGCAGCTGGCCGTTCAATTGAAGACATTGTCAGGTCGGCCGGCTATAAAACCCGTGTTTTGGACCGTGTGCCGGTGGTCGATTCCATTAACGCTGCCAGAACTATTTTCCCAAATTGTTATTTTGATCGCGATAATTGCTTTGATGGATTAAACTGTTTGCGACACTATCGTTATGACGTTGACCCAGAAACTGGTCAATTCAGCAAAGCGCCATTGCATGATAGATATTCACATGGCGCCGATGCGTTTAGGTATATTGCGTTGATGATTAAGGAACCGGCAAAGTCCAAGAAAAGACAAGTTATTGGACCGTCTGGCGGCTGGATGGGCTAAAGGAATAAATATGGCATGGCAAGACATAGACGAAAATGGGCGCATCGGCGAAGCGATTAAATTTCTACGCTTGGTTGGTGAAGCGGATTCTCAAAATAGGGCTGAAGCCCTGGGCGACTTAAAGTTTGCCGCGGGCGACCAATGGCCCGTTGAGATTCAGAACAGCCGCAACCTTGAATCACGGCCGTGCCTGACCATCAACAAGATTGACGCATACGTGCGCCAGGTCACCAACCAACAACGCCAGCAGCGCCCCCGCATTAAGGTCCATCCAGTTAACAACGAAGGCGATATGAAAATCGCCCAAGTAATTGAGGGCGTGACCAGGCACATTGAAGTTAATTCAAACGCCGACACAGCCTACGACACAGCGTTTGAGTACGCCGTTAAGATGGGCTGGGGATATTGGCGCATTACGACCAATTACGTATCGGAAGACAGTTTCGACCAAGAGATTTACATCGAACCGGTCGATGACCCATTTTCTGTTTATTTTGACCCCAACAGCGTATCGCCCGACGGTGCAGATGCTGAACGCTGCCTGATTACTAGCGTAATGTCGAAGCATGATTTTCGCCAGCAGTATCCAGGCGCAGACGATGGCGCAAACTTTAGTGCCAGGGCAACTGGTGATTCTGACGCCGAATGGGTCACGAAGGAAGATATACGCATCGCTGAATACTGGATTGTCGAGCGTGTTAAAGCTACCTTGGTGATGCTCTCAGATGGAACCAAAGTATTTGAAGATGATTTGCCATCGGCTGAACTGCTAGATGCCAGCAATATCACGATTATGGATACGCGCCCGTCTTATAAGCGCAAAGTGATGTGGTACAAACTGACCGCCATGGAAGTGCTTGAGAAAAGCGAATGGCCAGGCAAATATATTCCAATCGTGCCTTGTTATGGCGCCCAAGTGGTGGTCGAGGGCAAACGCAAAAAGTATGGTTTGGTCAGGTTTGCCAAAGACCCGCAGCGGATGTACAACTTTTGGCGCACATCAATGACTGAAAGTATTGCTTTAGCACCGAAGCCCAAGTGGCTGATTGCTGAAGGACAAGATGAGGGCCACGAATCCGAATGGGCAATGGCTAACATCAAGTCAACGCCTGTGCTGCGCTACAAACAAAAAGACATTGAGGGAATGCCCGCCCCCGTACCGTCGCGCATTCAACCAGAACCGCCACCAGCTGGCATTATGGTCGCGGCCAATGCCATTGCTGACGACTTAAAATCTGTTTTGGGAATATTTGACCCGTCGCAAGAGATACCAGGCAACATTTCTGGCAAAGCATTGCAGGGCCAACAACAGCAAGTTGACCTGTCAAACTTCCATTTTTATGACAACATGACCCGTTCTATCAAACAAACGGGCAAAATCATTCTTGATTTGATACCAAAGATTTACGACACTCAGCGGGTATTGCGGATTATTGGCGTCGATGGCAAGCCAGACATGGTGACTATCAACGACTTGCAAGCTACTGGTGAAGTAATGAATAACGTCACCGTCGGTTTGTACGATGTGGTGATGGATACCGGACCAGGCTATAACAGCAAGCGTCAACAGGCCGTTGAAACAATGATGCCTTTAATGGCCGCGCCACAAATATTCCAAGCTGCCGGTGATTTGTTGTTCCGCAACATGGATTTCCCTGGCGCCGATATTATTGCTGACCGTTTGGCGGCCATGAATCCGTTGTCCCAGATTGATGAAAAGTCAGACGTACCGCCGCAATTCCAGATGAAATTGTTGCAAGCCGAGAAAGCAGTTGCGGATATGCAACAACAAATGATTGCGATGCAGTTAGAGATCAACAACCGCGGCCAAGTTGCAGCGTTGCGTGAGGAAGGCCAGAACCGTCGTAAATTGATGGACGTAATCAGCCGCGCTTACAACACCGACACCATCAACGAAGCGAAAGTTAATCAGAGCAATATCAAAGCTGTGACTGACCAAAACAAGATGGAAATCGACGCGATGACCCGTTTAATTCTAGGCGGAATGCCCAAGGAATTGCTGGCCGCCGAAATGGAACGACGCAATCAAGAGCAACAACAGACCGCTGCATTTGCAGAAATGGAAGTCAACCAAACTCAAAACCCATTTATCCAAGCGGGTCAGGAATTGTTGGCACCACCCGCGCCGCCCCAAGGAATGGGACAGCCCCAAATGCAGCCGCCGATGCAACCCCAGCAGGGAATGCCGCAAGGGGGCCAGCCGCCTGGCATGATGTAATTGACATATAAAGAATTCGGGTTGACAATACCCAAAGCCTACCGATGGGTTTTCATCGGGTTAATTCGTAGGGGTACCTATGTCTGAAGTACAAGAACGCCTGGCGGCTAACGTCGTCACAAGCGAGAATTTAGCTGAATTCACAGCCCAAAAACTTGGTTTAGTTGATTCAAACCCCGCAACCGAGGCGGTTAGCGAAGACGCAAATAGCGCCGCTGCCGAGCCGGACGGAGAAAATCAAAGTGAACAAGATGAGGCCGAGAAGGATGCGGCAGCAACAGATGAGCAGAAAGAGAAGAAACCTAATCCAAAATTGGAAAGGCGATTTTCAGAGATAACCAAGCAGCGTGAAGCGGCGCGAGATGAAGCGAAGCGAGAGCGTGAAGCAAGGGAATCATTGGAAGTCAGGTTTAAGGAACTGGAAGCCCGCGTAAATCCACCCGCGAAAGCGGATGATGAAGTTGGCGAGGAACCTAGACCGGATCAATTCAGCGATATGTACGAATACGCGAAAGCGTTGGCAGAATATACCGCTGATAAAAAGATGGCAGAAAGGGATCAACAGGACAAAGCCCGCAAGGCCGCGGCCGAACAGGAAGTGAAGTTTAAAGCCTGGGCGGATCGTGTGAACGCAGCTAAAAACCAGTTACCCGACTTTGACGATATGGTGCAGAGCAGCGACGTGAAGGTTTCGGACCCCGTGCGCGATGCAATAATCGAATCAGAGTATGGTCCACAGATTTTGTATTACATGGCTGAAAATGCCGAGTTTGCAAAAAAGTTGGGCGATATGTCAATCGTATCCGCCGTTCGTGAGATTGGAAAAGTTGAAGCCCGTTATGAGAGGGATGCAAAGGTTTCTGCGCCGGAAGCAAAAGCTGTTGTTGGAAAGTCAAGAGCGCCAGCGCCTATTTCGCCGTTGCGCGGTGCAGTAAATACAGTTGATGCGGGATTGGATTCCGATGGGAATTTTCATGGAACGTATCAACAATGGAAAGCTGCCCGTAATTCAAAGAAAATACGCTGACAATTAAACTTTTTCCAAGGAAATTAAAATGTCTAATAACCTACTTACCATCAGCAAGATCACCAACGAAGCGTTGATGGTCTTAGAAAACGAATTGACATTTACGTCAGAAGTTAACCGCGAATACGACGACCAGTTTGCCGTTGTGGGCGCCAAAATCGGTAACACTCTGAACGTTCGTCGTCCAGGTCGTTTTATCGGTACAACCGGCCCAGCGCTGAACGTTGAAGATTTCAACGAAACTTCCGTGCCTGTGACGTTGTCAACACAATTCCACGTTGATACACAATTCACAACGCAAGACCTGGCACTTTCGCTTGATATGTTTAGCGACCGCGTCCTGAAGCCAGCCATTGCTGCAATCGCCAACAAAATTGACTTTGACGGTCTGACCATGGCTAAAAACAGCACCGCCAACATCGTTGGTTCAGCTGGAACGCCCCCAAGCGGCCTGATTACATACCTGACCGCCCAAGCGTTTTTGGACAGCGAAGGCGCACCACGCGACGGCCGCCGTTCGTGCATTATCGAACCATTCACCAGCGCCACTATTGTGGACAGCCTGAAAGGTTTGTTTAATCCACAGTCAGCAGTTACTAGCCAGTATCAGAAAGGCCTCATGGGTCGTGATTCGGGCGGCATGAACTGGAAAATGGATCAGAACGTGATTTCCCAGCGTTTTGGTGCATGGACCTCGACAGCCAGCACATTGACTGCCAATACACAAAGCATCGGTATTGCAACTGGTTGGGCATCATCGTCCACGATTACTTTGACCCACGGCGCTGGTTTGACATTGAACCAAGGCGACGTAATTCAAATTGCAAACGTGTTCGCTGTTAACCCCCAGAACCGTCAGCCATACGGCACCAACAAGATACGTAACTTTGTTGTTCAATCCACCGTTACCGGTGCCGGTTCGAGCACAATGTCCGTAACTGTTGTTCCTGCAATCATTACAGCTGGTCAATTCCAGAACGTGTCGATTCCTACAACTTCCGCAACTGCAACAGTCACACCGTTCAGCATCGGAACTTCGGCAACCGGCACAGTCAGCCCACAAAACCTCGTGATGCACCGCAACGCATTCACGCTGGCCACAGCTGACCTTGAATTGCCAGACGGCGTTCACTTCGCTGGCCGCGCATCAGACAAGGAACTTGGCTTGTCGATTCGTGTGGTTCGTCAGTACACGATTAACAACGACAGCATCCCAACTCGTTTGGACGTGCTGTATGGTTGGGCGCCGTTGTACCAAGAACTTGCTTGCCGCGTTGCAGCGTAATTTAGTGGGGGGTTAATCGCCCCCCGTTAATGAAAATCAAAGGAAAATATCATGTCAAATCCAGGCCCAGCAGTCACTAATACCAACCACCCATCGAACTTAGCAACCAACCAGGCACTTCGCTTGCTGGCGAGCGCTCAAAGCGTGAATCTGAACTCCGTTGCCGACACCGTCGCGCAATTGGTGAACGATTCGGGCAATATCAGCGTTCAGTCAATCATTGTTGCAAACGCAAGCATTGACCTGACTACAGCCCAACTGGCCGTTTTTACCGGACCAGGCGCAACGGGTACAGCAATCAAGAGCGCTTACGCTCTGACGGGCAACACGACCGCGGCCAAAGTGGTCATTACTGCTGCAACATCGACTGACGCTGTAGACGTTTCGCAGCTGTTTGTTCGTTGCACTACCGCCCAGGGCGCAGCTGCAACTGCCGATGTGTTCATTTATGGTTACGACCTGACATTCTTGCCTTAAGCGGGAATGAATTAATGAACTTGGAAAGCCGCCCTCAAAAGGGGTGGCTTTTTCGTATTCAAAGCCTATAATTTAGTATCCAAAGGGGAATTCCATGTTGCCAAGTTTCAGACCAAATGGGCCGACTTACAGAATTACTGTACCGTCTTCCGCATCAACAGCGCTGGCCATTGAGCCTAATACAAACGTTGAAAACAACTACGTCGGTTTACTTAATACCGGCAGCGCTTCGGTTGTTGTAACGCTTGGAACATCAGCGGCCACAACGCCAACAGCAGCAATTCCGACAACTGGTACATCAACGCCAGGAATCATTTTGCCACCATTGATGAATTACCCAATTGCGGTGCCGGCGCCAAGAAACACTTTTTTCATTTCAATTATTGGTACAGCGGCAGCTGGTGAATGTTTTGTGACGCCACTAGCGGCAGGGTAAATTATGACCAATCAGGTCGCAAACCAGCAGACCACAAATATCGTACCGGTTCAGGGTGTTTTTGGCCCTGAGCCAACGTTTACGCCCATTACGCTGGTAGGTCCTGCGGGGTCATTCTTTTACGCCCCCACCAATCCTGTGCAATCAGGGTTAACCATTACGAATTCAACCATTGATTCGTCGGTGATTGGTGGTTCAATTCCCGCAGCTGCGTACTTTACAATTGGTCAAGTGGCTGCCTCTCCTGTTGCTGATGCTGACATTGCCAATAAAGCATATGTGGATTCGGTCGCGCAGGGCTTGGATATAAAGGCATCGTGCCTGTATACCACCACAAACATTGTCACGTTGTCGGGTCTTGGCACTCAGGCCGGTGGTGATTGGCCATCAAGCCTTACGGCGGGTGACCGTATCCTGGTTAAAAACCAAGCCAACCAGGCACAAAACGGTATTTATGCGGCCGCATCAAGTGGTTGGACGCGCACCGCAGACATGAACAATTGGTCTGAAGTGCCTGGCGCGTTTACTTTTATTGAAGACGGCGCAACACTTTCAGCAACAGGTTGGGTGACCACCGCAGGACCAACTGGCACCATTGGCGTGACCAATATGCCTTGGACGCAGTTTTCGGGGGCGGGTACTTATACCGCTGGAAACGGTCTACAACTAATATCCAATGCGTTTTCCGTCAAACTAAACGGAACAACTTTAGACGCAAGTGTCAGCGGATTAAAAATTGCTGATACTTATGCAGGGCAAACCAGCATCACAACGTTGGGAACAATTGCAACAGGAACGTGGGCGGCCACAGACGTTGCGGTGCTGCATGGCGGCACAGGTGCATCAGATGCGGCCGGCGCAAGATTAAACTTGTCAGCGGCAATTCTTGGTGCAAACAACGACATTACCAGTTTGTCGGCCATCACAGGCGCGATTGCTAGTCCAACTTACGTTCAATTCAATACAACGCAATCCCCATTGCCAACTGATGCAACGGGACGGTTGTATTACGATTCTACAGACCAGTTTCAAACCATGGTTTTCCAGATGAATGGAAACGTGGTCCAACACGTTGGCCAAGAACAGTTTTTTAGAATTAAATGCCAAGGGTCAATTACCAAAGGCCAGGTGGTTTCGTTTGCGGGTACGCTAGGCGCCTCTGGCGGCCTGATTGGTAAGGCGGCCACAGGCTTAACTGTTGACCAGGCTAATTTAATTTTGGGCGTGGCTGACGAATCCGGCAGCAATAACGATTGGATTTTTGTATCGTCGTTTGGTGAAGTTAAAAAAATCAACACAACGGGCGGCGCTGAAGCCTGGGTGCAAGGCCAGCTACTGTATTACAACCCAGCCGTTACAGGTGGATTGACCAAGACGAAACCCGCAGCACCCAATGCAATCGCCGTAGTAGCCGCTGTCGTTCATGTTTCTGCAACCGTTGGTATTTTATTTGTGCGCCCAACCTTTGGGTCCGTATTAGGGGGGACAGATGGAAACGTACAATTTGGCGCACTTAGCAACCTTGACGTTGTCCAATACAATAGCACCGCACAATATTGGGAAAACGTCCCAGCAAGTGGCTTATCTGTTAGTTATGCGGCCACAGCTGGTAGTGCAGGGTCAGCGACTACCGCCACAACAGCGACAAATTTGGCAGCTGGCGCAGCGGGAAGTGTGCCGTACCAAACAGGTGCCGGTGCTACTACGTTCCTTGGATTAGGCACAAGCACTTACCTAATGACCGCAGGGGTAAGCGCCCCCGCCTGGACTGATCCCGCCAGCGTAACGGTTGGAAATGCCACCAGCGCCACAAGTGCGACCACAGCAACGAATTTGGCCGGCGGTGCAGCTGCCAGTATCCCTTATCAATCTGCAAGCGGCATCACAAACTTTTTGGCGTCCACAGCTGGTGACGCAAATAAAGTGCTGCAATCAAACGGAACATCGGCCCCGTCTTGGGTGACGCCGACGGCTTATGCTACGGTGACCGATGACACTACTACTAATGCAACGTTTTACCCGCTGATTGCTAATCAAACAACCGGCAATTTAACAACCCAATATGTTAGTAGCACCAAACTGCAATTTAACCCATCGACGGGCATATTTATGGCCACAGGGTTTAGCGGGTCGGCCGCTAACCTTACGTCGGTGCCAGCTGGCCAACTGTCTGGCACTATCCCGTCAGGTGTCCTGGGCAATTCGACGGTTTACATTGGCACCACAGCCATTGCATTAAATCGTGGGTCTGCGTCGCAAAGCCTGACAGGCGTATCAATTGATGGCAGCGCAGGGTCAGCTGGCAGCGCAACAAATGCAACAAACGCGGCAAATATTGGGATTACTGACGACACAACGACAAATGCTGATTACTATCCTACATGGGTTACTAATACGACCGGCAATTTACCAGCCAAAGTAAGCAGCACTAAATTAAAATTTAATCCTTCCACCGGTGTTTTGACAACAACTGGCGGGATTGGCGGGGGTGCATTTTGAATTACACATGGACTATTCAGGGCGTAAAAGATACTGATGGGTTAATCACCCAGGCTAAGTATCATTGCCGCGCTGAAATAAAGGACCTATGGGTTGCGACTGAAGGGACGTGGTTTTTTGCAGAACCAAAATTGATGGTTCCATATGCTGATGTAACTGAAGACATGATTGTTAGCTGGATTAAAAAAGAAACTGTCAGGGATGGTAAAAATATGATTGAATCACGTCTGGCTGAACAAATTGACAACCTAGCAACACAAGCAGCGCCATCATTGCCATGGATGCCACAAGTGTTTACCCCCAAATTTGAGGAATAATTATGGCAGTCAACCTTTCCCCTGTATTCGGCGTTGCCGGACAATTATTTAACAACAATGGTGACCCATTAGCTGGCGGCAAAATTTATACTTATCTGGCCGGAACAACTACAAACACTAATGTATATACAAGTGTTAGTGGCGCGATTGCTCATACGAATCCAATTGTTTTGGATGGTGCGGGTCGTGTGCCATCAGGCGAAATTTGGTTGACCGACGGAATTACTTATAAATTTGTTGTTACAGATTCAGCTAATAATTTAATTGGTACTTATGACAATTTGTCTGGTATCAATTCAAATTTTATTAATTACACCGGTGAGCAAGAGATTCAAACGGCCACCGCGGGGCAGACTGTTTTTACACTTACTACAATGGAATACCAGCCAAGCACCAACAGCTTGTCGGTGTTTGTGGATGGCGTAAACCAGTACGGCCCAGGCGCTCAATACGCTTACGTTGAAACTAGCAGCACAGTTATTACGTTTGTAACTGGTCTGCACGTTGGGGCTTCGGTTAAATTTACCAGTACGCAAATTAACGCCGCGTCTTATGGCAATGCGTTTCAGATTAGTTATACACCACCGTTTACGGCTTCTGTTGCTACAAACGTAGGCGACAAATTAGCACAATATGTAAACGCCAAAGATTTTGGTGCTGTTGGTGATGGTGTGGCTGATGACACAACGGCGGTTCAAAATGCTATCAGTTACGCTGCAACGGTTAACGCACCGCTTTATATTCCTGAAGGAACATATCTACTGACGGCAGCAATTACCGTAAGTTCAGCAAACAGAGTTAATATTCTTGGCGCGGGCCGCAGAAATGCAATTTTGTTTTGGAGTAATGCCGCAGTCACAAGAGGACTATCCATAACGTACTTAGACGTTATTACGCCACCAAAAATTACGGGGCTTAGTTTGCTTACTGATGCTACTACCGGAGGAACGGCTCTTTTAATTACAGGGCCAGAAGCTGCCTCTGTTACTTATCTTGGCCCGTATGTTGATGATTTAGAAATTACGGCTGCGGATGCAAATACTTCGACATGGGATATAGGCCTTCATTTCTTTACTTGCTGGTACATTTGTCTATCGAATGTTACGATCAAAGGGACAACAAGCAATAACGTTACATTCCCTATGGTTGCTGGCATTAAATTAACTTCTTGCCAAGTAACATTTATGACTAATTTTACAATTATTCATTCTGAAACTGGTATTTTAGAAGCGGCTAGCGGAGTTGCTTCACACGGCGAAGGTTTTTGTTTTGAAAACTTTGAAATTGTTGGCGGTTTAGATGGAATTAATTTAACCGCTGATGGAGTAGCGCCAGGAACAAATATTGGTCCTGGGCATACTAATACAAACAGGTACGGCATTAAGTTAAGAAATCAGTACCAAACATCAATACACGATATGTTGATGTATAAAACACAACTATCAACTGATAACTATATTTGTATTGAATTATATGATTGCAATAGTTGCCACATACACGATAATGAAATAAGGTCTTCTGCTGGCCCTACAACCGACACTACTGGTATAGTTCTTACTGGAAGCACATCTTCGGACTATAACAACATACATGATAATTCGTTCCGCGATTTTAACGGACCATCAAAAGTCGGTATTGTTATTGGAACTGGTTCTGGCAATAACATAATTCATCATAATACAGGCGATACTTCTTTAACTAATTTAATTAACGTTAATTTTGATGCTGAGCCAGTAAACTTTCTTTTTGCAAATGTACCTTCTGTTTGGACAACGCTTACAGTCAATTCACAAACACCTAGCGTTGGGAATACTTCAATAAATTTGTTTTACATAACAAATACTTTAGCAACGGTTATTACTGACTTTAGCAACGGCTTTGTAGGCCAACAAATTACTGTTGTGTCCAATAACTCAAACACAACTATTCAACACAACGCAAACATGATTTTATTAAGCGGCGTTCCTTACGGAATGGTTGCAGGAAATACTTTAACTTTGGCTAGAGACACAAATCTTTGGCGTGAAATTTCAAGAACGGGTTAAATATGATTTACTATCGTAAAAAAATTGGGATGGTATAAATCTTTGGTTTTGGTGTTGCCGCAACATTTGCCGACGCTAACTAAAAAGTTATTTTGCGAGATACTGGTGCGTTAAGTTATGTGCCTCAAGCACAACCCGCAACGGCAAAAGCTGGTGATGTTTATTACGATTCAGGAAGTAACAAACTACGTTGTTATAACGAGTCATCGTGGAATAATTTATTTTAAGGCTTAAACATGGCACAGACTGCCTTTACCCCAATACTTTTATATAGCAGCAGTACGGCCAGCGCCGCGCCCGCAGTTGGCAACCTGACCAATAGTACGTTGGGGTCGGAACTTGCTATCAATATTACTGACGGCAAACTTTTTTTCAAAGACAATACAAATGCTATTCAAGTTATTGGCTGGAAAGTTGTGCCAACAACAGCCGGTGGAACTGGCTTAATATCCTATTCACAAGGCGATTTGCTGTATTACAACAGCGGTACAACTTTGATTGCATTAACTAAAAGCACCACGGCCACTAGATATTTATCCAACACCGGCAGCAACAACAATCCAGCTTGGGCGCAAATTGATTTATCAAACGGGGTTACCGGAACGCTGCCAGTTGGAAACGGTGGTACGGGTACAGCAACAGTCTTTACCGCTGGTTCGGTAATTTTTGCTGGTGCGTCTGGGGTTTACTCTCAAGACAATGCGTCTTTGTTTTTTGACAATACAAATGATCGTTTAGGTATTGGTACAACCACACCAAACCAAAAACTTCAAGTAACTGGTTCGAACAACACAGGTTTTGCTGGCGCAACCTTGCAAAACAGCAACGCTAGTTCAGGACTGGCAGGAGTTCAGTTTTCCTCTGACACAACATATTCAAAGTCTGCAATAGCGCAAGTTCGTGAAAACGCAAACGGTGTTGGCTCTCTTGTTTTTTATGTAGATTCAGTTACTGACGCAGCAGATTGGTCTGCTGGCGATGAAAAAATGCGTATTGACGCCGTTGGTAATTTGCTCGTAGGGACGGGAACTGTTATTCAAAGTGGTATGTTAAGTGTAGCGGGTGCAATTTGTTCACAAACTGCTAGCGCTGGGTTTTCTGCAAATTTAACAACTTCATCAGGGGATCAGTTTTATTTCAGAACTAACTCTGGTGCAAATTTAGCTGGGTATATTACTTGCCCAACCGCATCAACTACTTCATATTTAAGTGTTTCTGATTATCGTTTAAAAGAAAACGTAACGCCAATGACAGGTGCGCTTGCAAAGGTTGCACAACTTAATCCATGCACATATACATGGAAAACAGACGGTTTACAAGGTCAAGGTTTCATTGCTCACGAATTACAATCTGTTGTGCCTGGCTGCGTAGTAGGCAAAAAAGATGCTGTGGATAATGAAGGCAAACCAAAGTATCAAGGCGTTGATACAAGTTTCTTAGTTGCCACATTAGTGGCAGCAATCCAAGAGCAACAGGCTCTAATTACTCAATTGCAAGCTGATGTATACGCGCTTAAAGGAAGCTAAATGGCCATTACCAAAGTAACTTATGCAATGATTGAGGGGGCCGCCCTAAACGTCCAAGATTTTGGCGCGGTAGGTGACGGAACTACTGACGACACAACTTCAATTCAAAGTGCAATTGATGCGGCCAATGGCCAAACAATTTACTTTCCGCCTGGCACTTATCTAATAACGGCGCCTTTATTGATCGGCGATATTTATGGGGAAATGGTAGGTTCAGGTGTTGGCGTTTCAACATTGCTGGCCACAACCAATTTTGCTGAAATTGTTAGCTTTACAGCAACCGCTGCCGAATACAAAGTCAAATCTTTAAGTTTAGTGTCAACTGGCACAACAACGCGCTGCATAACATTTGTAAACGGTTCGCAAGCCATTCGATTTACCGACGTTCAATTTACAGGAAACGGCGCTATAAGTTTGGTGTATTCGCAAGCGTCTGGCTATGTATCGTTTGAAGGCTGTCGTTGGGATTGTAATGGCGCATCGACGATTGGTTTGGAATTAGATATGTATAACCAAAACACAAGGGTTGGCGGCGCATCCCGATTCGGTGGCATTGGGAATGGATTGCTTATCAGGCAATCTGGTGCGGGCGACCGAGTAGAGGGAACGTGCATAGAAAACACGCAATTTATTATTACTGGCAGCGTTGCGATTAATATTGAAAATTCGTTTCTAACGCAAATTGTTGACTGCAACATTGACCAATGGGCAGATTTTGGAATTTCAATTACTGATTCTGCTGATAACGTAATTATTGCAAATAATTGGGTTGGCGCCGCGGCTGGATCAACTGGCGTATGTATCAATTTTGTATCCGCCGATGGCGGCGGCCATATTGTTGAAGGCAATATTTTGTATGGCGGCATAACCGGAATTAATTGTGACGCATCCGTATCCCAAAGAATTTCATCAATAAATATTGCGGATAATGTGTTTTCAAATCATTCAAATATTTCATTAAATCTTGATAGTGTAGGAAATTGCAACATTACAGGAAATACTGATACAAGCACTCCAAGCGCAGCATCGTGGGTTACCACAGGAACTAATGCCGCAAAAGGCCAATATATTTATGACAACAATAATTGGTATACCAATACACCAACACTTTTTGATACCGCATCAACTTATCGCTTTGGTAATGAAACAGGAATTGTTGGAAGAAATAGAGGAAATGAAACCCCAGTATCAGCAGGAACCTCAATAGTTATCAATCATGGATTATTTAGAACGCCGGCATCGGTCCTTGTTATGGGCGCAGGACATCAAGGAAATTGGTATTTAACGGCGGTAGGGGCAACAACGTTTACTGTTAATTGGACAACATCAACAACCCCAACAATTTATTGGCAAGCTGAAGTTTAAAAAGGAAAAAACAAATGATTTTTTATATGAAAAAACATTCAGATGGTAATAGTTTTTATTGGAGTGGTGCGGGGTTTTGGTTTTGGGATGTTGTTGAACACAAAGCTGTACAGGAAACTGCCAAGACCGTTCGGGAAACAAACAATTTAAGCGAGGGTTAAGATGACTACCCCCTACGACATTATCACCCGCGCCATGAAAGATATTGGCGCGTTGGCAGCTGGTGAAATTCCAACAGCAGACGAAGCCCAAGATGCGCTGGATATGCTGAACGACATGATTGCCCAATGGTCAAACGAAAATATGATGGTGTTTTATCGCACCGAAATTGTTTTCCCTTGTGTGCAAAACCAAATTCAGTACACCATCGGACCAGGCGGTAATGTCGGGGCAACGTTTACGGGGTCAATTACTGGCACGACTTTGACGGTCCCAGCCAATGGCGTGACTTCGGGCGCCATTACGATTGGCATGACTTTGACCGGCTCTGGCGTTGTTGCTGGAACAACTATTGTGGCATTTGAAACTGGCGCGGGCGGAAACGTCAACGAAGGCGGCACATACACAGTCAGCCAAACGCATTTAGTGCCTGTTGTAAACCAAACAATTACTGCCTACTACGAACGCCCGCTAACGATTGAGTCTGCGTTTGTGCGGGTCACCACAACGTCTAATGGCGCACCTATTTACGGGGGCGGCTTAGACTACCCAATTACTATTTTAAGCCTAGAAGAATACGAATCCATTGGTTTGAAAGGCTTGAACGGTCCTTGGCCCAAAGCGCTTTATTACCAACCGTCGGAACTATTGGGGACGATTTACTTGTGGCCAAATCCTTCCCAGGGCGAAATGCACTTGTTTACGCAAACTATTTTCCGTGAATTTAGTGATTTGTATGGCCAGTTGCAATTTCCCCAGGGCTACAATATGGCGCTGCGCTGGTGCCTGGCTGAACGGTTGACCCCAATGTTTGGGAAAGTAAATCAGCTACAAGTAGCACAATTAAATGCTTATGCGGCTCAAGCCAAGGCTACAATCAAACGTACCAATATGAAGCCGCCGCAAGTGTCAAAATATCCTGACGTTTTAATGACGGGAAGACCAAAAGACGCAGCGTTTATTATGGACGGGGGATTTAACTAATGCCTGATTTTGGTTTTGTTGGCGCGTCATACACCACTAGGTCGATTTACCAAGACGATCAAGAATGTATCAATTTTTACCCCGAAATTGACCCGACAAAACAACCAGGTCAGCGGGGTATTGTTGCGTTATATCCAACGCCTGGTTTAGTGACTGAAATTCAATTCCCAATACCAGCTGAAATTCGCGGTATGCGAGCATTGTCTGGCCTTCAATACGCTATTGCTGTGTGCGGTAGCCGAGTGTATCGGATTGCTACTGATCTGACTTATATACAAATTGGGACATTGACCACCAATACCGGCCCCGTGTCCATTACTGACAACGTAATGACCACCGAGGGATTAACTGCATACATGGTGGATGGACCGCAACGTTATTATTATGTTGTGGCTACCAACACATTTGTTCAATTGCCTTCAACTGATGGGGATTGGCAAGGTGCGACTGTCGTGGATACTGTAGACAATTACGTTGCCTACAATGAGCCAGGGACGCAAAATTGGGCTGTGACTGACTTGGGGTCACCCTTATCAACAACGCTGCTCTA